CCCATGTTGGTGCTGATGATAGTTGGCTTTCTCCGGCCAAGGCGAGTATTGACGATGTTGTAAATGGTGGAGTTGTAGAACTGTGACTCATACTCAGTTCCCAGGTCGTCAAGGATGAGCAGGTCGCAATCCAGCACCAGGTCAAGGGTCTCGGAGGAATGATCTCGGCTGAAATGCTGCTCCTCGATCGAGCCCAGGAGATTGACTGCCGAATCGTAGATAACGCTGTAGCCCTTGTCAAGAACTTTGTTTGCGATGGAAAGAGAAAGGTGGGTCTTGCCAAGGCCAGTCCTTCCGGTCATAAGGATGCTGTCGGCGCCCTCGGTGAAGTTTTCGGCGTAGCTAAGGCAATACTCATAGGTGTGCTTCATCTGCTGGTAGAACTCGCCGTCGTAGAAGCTAAGGTCGAATGTATCGAAGCTGCACAGTGTCAGGCAGGTCTTTTTGTTCAGCTTGTCAGCAGCGATCCTGCCGCAGAGCCTCCTGAAGCACTGGCAGACCTTTCCGTCCACCGACCCTGTATCGGAGCATTCCTTGCAGGTGTACTGCACATCGAGATAGTCCTCAGGATAGCCGTTCTCACGGAGGAGAGACCTGCTCATAGCCTGAGCGTCAAGGTTGCAGCGGCGGATCTTCTCGATCTCCTGAGAGATGTCCTTTCCGCCGGCGCCGGCGATAAGTCCGATGAGCTCACGGCCTGTGCGGTAGAGGGTGTCGTTTATCTCCCGGATCTGAGGGAGATCCCGGTTTATCTCACGGATCCTTCTGTCGTTTTCGGCGCACGCCCTCTGTCTGCGCTGAGACATTTCGGCGGTGGCCTGTTCATAAACGGACTGGTCCAATATGATACCTCCTTAGAATTTATTGATGAATTCCTCGTATTTTTTCAGGTCATCGCTTCCCTGTGAGGAGCCCTGTGAGGAGTTTCTTTTGCGGAACTGGCTCTCTGCCTGCTTCACGTCCTGAGCAGTTTTCAGGCCGCTGTCGTTCCAGGAGAGGAGCACCTTGTTTATGTAGCTGAAGCTGAGCTTGTCGGTGTTCTCCACGCACTTTTCGTAGGCGTATCGGATAAGGCTCATGTCCAGTGAGAGCCTCTGCCAGTCGGAGATAAAGGCAAGCTGTTTTTCAGTGGGACGGCGCTTCATCTCGAAGGTCTGCATGATCTGACCCTCGAAGTTGCGGCTGCGTGTCATGCGCTCTACCTCTTCCTGAGCGGCCTCCAAAGAGTTGATCTCGGACTCAGCCCATTCGGCAGCGATCCTCTCGATGTAGCTGGGGCTGCGCTTGTCGATGTCTCTGCAATAGCTGACCAGGGTGATGATGACCTCTTTTTTCAGGCCAAGGTAGGTGTACATCCAGATCAGCGAGTTCTGCATGGCAGGCCCCACCATTCCAAGGACGGTCTCGGTTATCGTGAACAGGTCGGAGATGTCCTGTGAGCTGCCAATCATTTCGGCGATCTGAGAAGGTGAGAGATTTTGCCTGCGGCTGGACTGAGGCTGAGGGGGCTTCTGCTCCTGAGTGGGAGCCTCCTGCTGAGGAGGAGCCTCCATGACAGGTGCCGGAGCAAGGGCAGGTACCTCACCGGAAACAGGGGAGAGGACGTTTGCTTGCTCCCAGAAGAGAACGGCGTCCTCCGCTTCATTTGGGGAAACTCCCGTACCGGCAGCGATCTCATCAGCAGAGAGTTTTCTGCCGGAGCTGCGAAGAATGAACAGCAACACCTTCAGCTGGCCGCCGCTTGCCAGCTTGAGGAAGTTGTCAGCCACCACATAAGGCACACCGAACATAGTTCCCCAAATGCCGGAATTGACTTTGTGCTCCACAAGAAGCACCTCCTTAACGAAACATTGCGAGAACTATTATACCACAGTTCTCAGGAAAATGCAAGAAGGAACATAATTGTAAATATTCTGTGAACACTATTGACTATTTATCGGCATATCAATTATCTTCTGAAAGGGGAAGTTCTGATGCTGATATGCTGTCCATGCGAACATATATGCTCACGCTGACCGATGAGAGCTGAACTGATCAGGACGATAAAAGGCTGGCTTGATGATCAAAAGTGAAAAAGAAAAGCGGCCTAGTTATACTAGACCGCTTGGAGCTGATGATCGGACTTGAACCGACGACCTACGCCTTACCAAGGCACGTCCAAAAACTCAGTTTTAACCGATATTCTTATATCTCTCAGAAGAGTTGACACCCATTTGACACCCGTCGATGTATTCATTCAGCTTGCTGATCTGGTGGACTTTATGCTGCTTATCGAGATGAGTATAAATTGCAAGAGTTGTGTTTACGTCGCTGTGACCTGCCTGTTCCTTAGCTGTAAGGACGTCCACACCTGCAAAATACAGCATAGTTATATATGTATGCCGGAGGTAATGTGCGGTGAAAGGCTCGATCACCATAGGGATCTTTACGGGGGCAAATCTGCTCTTTGGCTTCTGAAAAGCCTGCATATTACCAAATTCGTCCGGTACCAGGACTCTTGAAAAATCACCGTATCGGAAATTCAGCTCAGAAAGATAGCTGTTCCAGAGTCTCTTCCAGGCACTGTCGCTCATGAGTTTCCCGTTCTTCGTCGGACAAACCAGCATATTATTCCCACGGTCAGCTCCGGAGAGGTATTCAACGAGTATCTTAGGGATAAATACTGTTCTTGTACCCGACTTGGATTTAGCGCCCTGCTTGACGATCAGCTTCCCGTCAACAGCCTCGACGGACTTGTTCACTGATATCGTACCTGCGTCGAGGTCAATGTCAGACCAGAGCAGCGGGATCAGCTCGCCCCGGCGCAGCCCGGCAAAAAGCATTATCATGGCAGCTGTCTGAGCTCTGTGGGGAGTGTTGATGATCCATGCCTGCTCTTCCTCGGTCAGAGCCCGACGGTCGCTTTCCTCGCCGGACTTTTTCGGGATCTTGACCGCAGAAGCTGGATTGAATTCAATGACCCTGTTGTTGATAGCAAGCTGGAAGATCTGAGCACACATTCCCCGGATCTGCTTCAGCGTATACTCAGCGAGATGAGCGTTGTCGATAATGACTTCTTGAATGTCCTGATTTCGCACTTTCGAGATCGGCAGCGAATACAGGTGGCTGATATACTTTTCCTTGGCGGCATAGGCTTTGAACTTCTTGTCAGAGACCTCAGTCTTTTTCAGCTTCAGCCAGCGCTGTGTCCAGTCGCCGAAAGTGTCTCTCTGAGCGAACGGATCCAGTCCCTTGCCAAGCTGTAGCCGTACTTCCTGGACCTTTGCATTGAGCTCCCTTTGGGTAGTGGCATAAACGTACTTGTATCTGAGTCTGCCGTCCTCGACGCCCAGATAGATCTTAGCCTGGAGCCGTCCGTCGGCTCTTTTCTTGTTTTTTGGCATAAAAATGCACCCCTTTCTTGACATAGGAAGAAAGACGTGCTATACTAAAACTGTCGAGGTTTGAGTATAGCAATACTCTCCTTACTGTCCCTCACTGGTGTTGGCGCACCGGTGGGGGATCTTTTATTTTAGGTAGTTATCCAGTTCAAAGAGCCAATCAGGTGTATTCCCACCTTTGAAAATGAGTTGACCGTTTCTGTATTCAGCTTTTTCTACAAATCCATTTTCATTGTCGAAGAAGCGTACCTCATTACAATAGGGAAGTACTTTCGCAAGGTCGTTAAATCGCTTGATATAACGCCTTTCAACATCTGCGGCTGGTATATCGTGACCACCCTTTTCCACACGGTTTTTGATACGCTTTATGCTCTCTTCTGCGGAGCTCACGCCCACATAGTAAAGCCTAATGAAGTAGCCGAGGTCACGGGCTCTCTGAATGGTCTTGACTGTTCTTACGCCAGAGAGAGTTGTTTCCTGTGTGAAATTGACTCGTTTTTTAAGGCAGTCGTCTATCAGTGCTATAGCAGCTTTACCGCCTTTTATGCGATCACCGCCTCGTTCTTTTGTTAGCTTATCCGTGTCGATGATGATACCAAGTTCTGAGCTTTCGGCGGATAATACTCCCGAAAGACTGCTTTTGCCTGAGCCGTTGACTCCGCCGATTATTGTGTATATTTTCATAAGTTGCCCCCTTTAATTGTTTTTCTTAAAAAATGCAATGTTGATTTTCACCAGCTTGAATGGCTGAAATTGAAGATATGACAGCCGGGCGACGATCTTTTTTATTATAAACAGCTTAATATATACGCTGTGATTGAACGACTTTGCCCACGATCGCGATCATATTCATCTGTTCACGCTCAAATACACGGGGCGGATAGTAGGGGTTGATCGATGTCAGGGTGATCTTTTCACGGTCGATACGGACCTTCTTGACAACGCCGTCCTCGCCGTCTATGCGGACGACTGCGAAGCACTCGCTGTCGAGGGTCTCCTGCTCCCGGACGAGCACACGGTCTCCGTCGTGGAGCTCAGGCTCCATGCTGTCGCCCTTGACAGTGAGCCAGAAATACTCATAGCCTTCATGCAGGATCTCGCTGTCGGTGAGGATATAGCCCTCGATATTGTCCTCAGCGTGGCAGTTCAGGCCTGCCGCTACTCTGCCGACCAGTGGGATGGGCTTCATGTTCATGTGGAGCTCTGCGGGGGAGAGGGTCACAGCAGTATTACCGAGGAGTACATCTGATGATATTTCAAGCACCTTGCAGATATTAAGTAGTACAGCGGTGCTGATATCACGTTCTCCACGTTCATAAGATGCGTATGTTCTTGCGTTCATATCAAGTTTATCGGCTAATTCCTTTTGGGATAAGCCGCTTTTTTTGCGTTCGTTTTTCAATCTTTCAGCTAATGTCATTATTCTACACCTCCTTGTGTAGAGTAAATTATAACACAATATGTGTAATATGTCAATAGGAAACACAAAACGTGTGAAAAATGCACAAAAACAGCAGACACATATTGTGTATATTTTTAGCTCGCAATGTGTTGACATTTACACAAAATGTGTTATAATGAAAATACAAACACGAAACGTGGAGGTGATAACTTGGAAATTGTTTTCAGAAACATCAGAGCCGAATGTGCCAGAAATTCTTATTCGATCGAGGAACTGAGCGATATGCTCGGTATTGAGCGAAAGACTTTCTATAACTGGGAGAGCAAGAAGGACTTTCCTATTAGCTATCTCGTTAAGATGTCGCAGATTTTTCACATTTCGACTGATGAGCTGCTAGGACTCAAAAAGAGCAACACCGCCCTAGACTAACGAGGAAGACGATGAAGATCGAAAGGAGGATCATCATGGGTAAGAAGAAATACGCAACAGCATGGAAGGAAGTCCCGGTAGTGCTCGACGTCCCTTATGTGTCGGTGCTGCTCGGTCTGCACCCGAACACAGTGACACGGCTTCTCCGCACCGGAGAGCTGAAAGGTTTTAAGTTTGGCAACCAGTGGCGGATAACCAAGGACTCAGTCATGAAGCTCCTGAACGCAGAAGAAGAGGAGGCAACAGCATGAACACTCTTGCAACAGTTATCATTATTTCCCTGTGCATGGTGGAGCTCCACTGTGCCTGCGAGCTCTATGCGATACTCAGGGAGCGCTCTGAGCAGCGCACACAGGCCAGGAGAGCCACTCTCAGAGAAAAGGCATACAAGGACATGGACCAGCGCTGGGCAATGAGAAAAGCCCGTCAGCAGCTCTGGGACAGCGTAAGGAAGTGAGGGATAACATGAACATCAACAAGAACGAGATCAAGTGCAACGTGCTTGGAGCTGCGGATCAGAAGGCTCAGATCGAGATCGAGGCTCAGCTGAACGCTACTACTCCGGAGCACATCAGGGAGATACTGAAAGACCAGGGAGTTGACCTGAGGACTCTCCGCAGTTCTCCGAAGAAGCATATCGCAGAGTCGAAGGAGCGTACAAAAAAGGCGACTCCGAAGCCGCAGTACAGCAACGTCATTGTGTCGGCCTTTGCAGCTCTGCACAGCCGTGTCAAGGAGCTGAGAGAACAGAAGAAAGCCATTGAGGACGAGCTGGCTGCTATCGGTATCGAGCTCAATCGCATTGAGGACACTATCGCAGAAAGGGGTGAGAAGGAATGAAAGCATTGAGACTTGAAGGGACGAGCATCCGGGAGGTAGACATCGAGAACACTCTGGAAGCCTTGCAGGAGGCGGTCTTCGGCTATATCGAGACCATAACTCTTGTACCGGGCAGAGCCGTGATGATCGTCAACGAAGAGGGACGGATCCGTGGAATGGCAGTCAATCCGGCGGCGTCCACTGTATCGGGAATACCTGTCGTGGGTCCTGCGCTTATCGTCGGAGTTGACGGAGAGGAGTTCTGCGATGTGCCGGAAGAGATCGTCAGGCAGCTCCTGGCATAAAAAAAGAGCTCCCGACCGGGAGCAAGATAAAAATATTCCACCAACATGATACCATAGAAAGGATGATTTGTCAAATGTCAGTAAAGATCAGCACGCTTGAGGTCGAGAACGTCAAGCGAATCAAAGCAGTATCGATCGAGCCCACAGCAAACGGGCTCACTATCATCGGAGGGAACAACCGCCAGGGCAAGACCTCGGTGCTGGACGCTATCTGCTGGGCGCTTGGCGGCGAGAAGTACAGACCTTCCCAGCCGCAGCGCAGCGGCTCAGAGCTCCCACCGCACCTGAAGCTCACTCTGAGCAACGGTCTGGTGGTGGAGCGCTCCGGCAAGAACAGTTCCCTGAAGGTCATCGACCCCAACGGACGCAAGGGCGGACAGCAGCTCCTCAATGAGTTCGTGGAGCAGTTCGCACTTGACCTGCCGGCGTTCATGGAGATGAGCGACAAGAAGAAGGCAGACGTGCTGCTGCGTATCATCGGCATCGGCGAGCAGCTCTACACTATGGAGCAGAACGAACAGCGGCTCTACAACCGCCGCACGGAGATCGGGCGCATTGCCGACCAGAAGAAGAAATTTGCTCAGGAAATGCCGCTGTACGCCGATGTTCCGAAGGAGCCGGTCAGTGCCGCCGACCTCATCGAGAAACAGCAGGACATACTTGCCCGGAACGGTCAGCGTCAGCAGTGGCAGCGAGAAATGCAGAGCATTGACATCGCTGTGAAGAATGTTGAGGCAGAGATACAGCGGACAGAGCAGCATCTTTCCGACCTGCGCAGACAGCTCGCAGCGTGGCAGGAGAAGGCACAGGCGGCTCAGAAGTCGCCGGAGGAGCTGGCAATGGAGTCCACGGAAGAGCTGGAAGCTCAGCTCAGAGAGGTGGAGACTATCAACGCCAAAGTCAGAGCCAACTGTGACCGTGAGAAGGCTGAGCTGGATGCGGACGACTTCCAGAAGCAGTATGAGGAACTCAGCGGCGAGCTGGAGAATGCAAGAGACAACAGGCGCAGGCTGCTGGAGGGAGCTCAGATGCCCCTTGAGGGTCTGACGGTGGAGAACGGTGCTCTGATCTACAAGGGGCAGGCCTGGGACAACATGAGCGGCGCCGATCAGATGATCGTAGCGGCGTCCATAGTCCGCAGGCTCAATCCAGAGTGCGGCTTCGTTCTCCTGGACAAGCTGGAGCAGCTTGATATGCAGACCCTCGCAGACTTCGGCAAATGGCTGGAAGCGGAGGGCTTGCAGGCTATCGCAACCCGTGTCAGCACAGGGGACGAATGCAGCATCATCATCGAAGACGGCTACTCCGTCACCAAGTCAGAGCCGACATGGACGGCAGGAAAATTCTGAACATTATGTAAACTTTTTTCAATAATCAACGGGTCTGCATTTAACGAGGGCAGATCCCGGCCAATAAATGAAGGAGGTATTCTATGAAGATCACAAGAGGAATACAGGCAAAGCCGCTGAAAGTGGTGATCTACGGTCCGGAGGGCATAGGCAAGAGCACCTTCGCAAGCCTCTTCCCGGATCCGCTGTTCATCGACACCGAGGGCAGCACAACACGAATGAATGTAGCCAGGACGGAGACTCCCACCAGCCTTGCAATGCTGGTGCAGCTGCTCACGGAAGTCCGGGATAACCCTCCCGGCTGCAAGACCCTTATCATCGACACTATCGACTGGGCGGAGCGCCTGTGCATTCAGGCGGTCTGCGACAAGAATCACAAGGCTGGTATCGAGGACTTCGGCTACGGCAAGGGCTACAGCTACGTCTATGAGGAAATGGGACGGATACTCAACCTTCTCAATGACATCTGGGAGAGGGGCATCCACGTTGTCCTGACGGCTCACGCAGCTATCCGCAAGTTCGAGCAGCCTGACGAAATGGGCTCCTACGACCGCTGGGAGCTGAAGCTCATCAATTCGCCCAAGTGCAACTCCTGCGCAATGGTGAAGGAGTGGGCGGACATGGTGCTCTTTGCCAACTACAAGACCTACGCCGTGGCAGTTGACAAGGAGGGCAAGAAGATGAAGGCACGGGGCGGAGAACGTGTCATGTACACTACTCACGACCCCTGCTGGGACGCTAAAAACCGTTTCGGGCTTGCACCGGAGCTGCCCTTTGACTTCGCTCAGATAGCGCATATCTTCGGCAATTCTCCGGCTGCCCAGAATGCAGGGACTGCACAGAACGTAGGGACTGCACAGAACGTAGGGGCTGCACAGAACGTAGGGGCTGATAAGAACGTAGGGGCTGATGCCCACATCAGCCCGCCCGCTCTCACCGAAGCTGACCTGAAAGAGTTCCAGCCCATTGGCGACGGCATACCTGAGGGCATTCCCCAGGCGCTTGCAGACCTGATGCGCCAGAACAATGTCACCGAGAGCGAGATACAGCTTGCCGTGAGCCTGAGAGGATATTTCCCGTCGAATATGCCCATTGCCAGCTATCCGCCTGACTTTGTACAGGGCGTGCTCATCGGAGCCTGGTCGCAGGTATTCGGCATGATACAGGAAAACCGCAAATTACCCTTTGAATAAGAAAGGAGAACACTATGTCACAGTTTGGAAATGTAAATGAATATGAGGAGATCGCCTACGAAGGCACTATCGAAGAGGAGTCCGGCGGCTTTACCCTGCTGCCGGAGGGCGACTATGAATTCACCGTCAACAAGGTCACAAGAGGGCGCTACGAGGGCAGCGACAGGATGCCTGCCTGCAACAGCGTGTCCGTGGAGCTGACGGTGTGGGGAGCTCAGGACAAGGCTGTCATCACCGAGCGCTTCTTCCTGGTGAGGAAGTTCGAGTGGAAGCTGTCGCAGTTCTTCTTGGCTATCGGCGTGAAGAAGCACGGCGAGCCCCTGAATATGCGCTGGAACATCGAGGGCATGAAGGGCAAGTGCAAGGTGTACATAGACAAGTACCGGAAGCAGGACGGCGGAGAAGGTCAGTCAAACAAGGTGAAGAAATTCTACGCTTATGATGAGAATGTTCAGACCGTTTCACCTCAGCCTGCACATCAGCAGAACACATATCAGCAGCCGCAGACGTCCGGCGGCTGGACAGCAGGTAGCTTTTAATGGAGCTGCGCCCTTATCAACAGGAAGCCCGGACGGCAGTTGAGAGCCAGTGGGAGCAGGGCAATGACCGCACTCTCCTGGTGCTGCCTACGGGCTGCGGCAAGACTATCGTGTTCGCAAAGATCAGCGAGGACAGGGTCAGGCAGGGCGACCGGGTCCTTATCCTTGCACACCGGGGCGAGCTCCTGGATCAGGCTGCGGACAAGATAAAGACGGCTACAGGGCTCATCTGCTCCACGGAAAAGGCGGAGCAGAGCTGCCTTGACAGCCAGTCACAGTGGTTCCGGATAACCGTTGGCTCGGTGCAGTCGCTTATGCGGCAGTCACGGCTTGACCGGTTTGACCCGGACTACTTCCAGACAATCATCATCGACGAGGCTCATCACGCCGTTTCCGACAGCTATCAGCGTGTCCTGGACTACTTCTCCGGGGCAAAGGTGCTGGGCGTCACGGCGACTCCTGACCGTGGGGATATGCGTGAGCTGGGCAGCGTTTTCGACTCTCTTGCATACGAGTACACCCTTCCGAGAGCTATCAAGGAGGGCTATCTTTCGCCGATCAAGGCGGTGACCATTCCGCTGAAGCTGGATCTCTCCGGAGTCAGCATACAGTCGGGAGACTTCAAGCCCGGCGACCTGGACACAGCTCTTGACCCCTATCTCTACCAGATAGCGGAGGAGATGAAGAAATACTGTGCAGACCGCAAAACTGTGGTATTTCTGCCCCTTATCAAGACCTCCCAGAAGTTCCGGGATATACTCAATGGTGCCGGATTTCATGCAGCGGAGGTCAACGGCAATTCCGAGGACAGAGCGGAGATACTGGAGGACTTCGACAAGGGCAGATACAACGTGCTGTGCAACTCCATGCTCCTGACCGAGGGCTGGGACTGTCCCAGCGTGGACTGCGTTATCGTGCTCAGGCCCACGAAGGTGCGCTCACTGTACTGCCAGATGGTAGGACGAGGCACAAGGCTCTGTGAGGGCAAGGATCATCTCCTGCTGCTGGACTTCCTTTGGCATACGGAGCGCCATGAGCTCTGCCGTCCTGCGCACCTTATCTGCGACAGCAAGGAGATCGCTGACAAAATGACCGAAGACCTAGCGGAAAACGCCGGCTGCGAGACCGACATCGAGGAGGCTGCTCAGACGGCTTCTGAGGAGGTGCAGGCTCAGCGTGAGGAAGCTCTTGCAAAGCAGATAGCTGCCTGCAAGTCCCGGAAACGCAAGCTGGTGGATCCGCTGCAATACGAAATGTCTATCTGCGCCGCAGACCTTTCCGGCTACGTTCCGGCGTTTGGCTGGGAGTGCGCTCCGCCAAGCGAGAAGCAGAGAGCGGCGCTGGAAAAGAGGGGGATCTTCCCCGACGAGATCGAGACCGCAGGCAAGGCAAAGCTGCTCCTTGACCGTCTGGAAAAGCGCCAGAGCGCAGGGCTGACCACTCCGAAGCAGATACGCTTCCTGGAGTCCAGAGGCTTCCAGCACGTCGGGACATGGCAGTTCGAGGCGGCGTCCAGCATGATCGCACGGATCAGCGCTAACGGCTGGAAGATACCACGAGGAGTTGATCCGCAAAACTACACACCGGAGGTGAGAGCGCTTGACGCTATTGGAGATACTGGAACATATACCGCCCTCTGATCTGAGCTACGATGAGTGGACTCAGGTGGGAATGGCACTGAAACACGAAGGCTTCACCGCTCAGGACTGGGACGAATGGAGCCGGTCTGACAGCCGCTATCATGCAGGCGAGTGCGAGAAGAAGTGGCGCTCATTCAAGGGCAGCGATTCACCTGTGACCGCCGGAACTATCGTGCAGATGGCGAAAGACCGGGGACTGACTTTCTTTTCTCATTCCGATGACAATACGCTGCTGGACTTCGACGGAGTGATCACTTATGAGGGCGAAGGAGAGCCTGCTCCGGCGAAAAAGCAGGCTCCCCGTGACCCTGTGCAGGAGATCATCACATACCTCAGAGCACGCTTCGAGCCTGATGAGTACATCGGCTATGTGACCTCGGTCTACGAGGATCAGGCTACCGGGAAGCTCTCTCCCACAAGGGGCAACTACGACCGCACTGCCGGTCAGATAATAGACGCACTGGAGAAATGCGGCGGTGACATCGGCAGTGTTCTGGGCGATACGGACAAGCGTGCCGGAGCCTGGATCCGTGTCAATCCTCTGGACGGCAAGGGCATAAAGGACGAGAACGTCACCGATTACCGCTATGTGCTGGTGGAGTCCGACAAGCTGCCTATCGAGCAGCAGAACGCTCTGATGCACGACCTGGAGCTGCCTATCGTCACTCTGACCCACACTGGAGGAAAGTCACTGCACGCAATCGTCCGCATCGACGCCAAGAGCCGGGAGGAATACCGCAAGAGAGTAGCATATCTGTTCGACGTCTGCGAGAAGAACGGCCTGACCATTGACCGGGCTTGCAAAAATCCTTCACGGCTGACCCGTCTGCCGGGCTTCCAGAGAGGAGAGAACTGGCAGTACCTGATCGAGACCAACACCGGCAAAGGCTCCTTCGAGGAGTGGCGTGACTACATCGAGGAGATCACCGACGATCTTCCTGAGGCTGAGAATGCAGCGGATTTCTGGGAGAATATCCCGCCCCTGCGTCCGGCTCTCATCGAGGGAGTTCTCAGGCAGGGACACAAGATGCTCCTTGCCGGTCCCTCAAAGGCAGGAAAGTCCTTCTCGCTCATCGCTCTGGCTATCGCAATAGCTGAGGGACGACAGTGGATGGGCTTTCAGTGCGCTCAGGGCAAGGTCTGGTACGTCAATCTGGAGCTGGACGACATCTCCTGCAAGCACCGTATCAGGGACGTATACAAGGCGCTGGGCATGGAACAGGAGGGTAAACAATGAGTGACACAGATATGCTCTACATGGGAGCGCTCGTCAAGGAGAACGACCGGCTGAAAGAGCTCCTCCGGGAGTGCCAGCCGGTGCTCAGGAGAGCGTTCTTCGCTAACTACCAGGATCAGGACAAGTGCGATGAGCTCAGGAATAAGATCGGGAAGGTCGTGGGAGGTGCTGACCATGAAAACGCTTGAAGATTACTGGGATGCAATTGGATTACCGTGTGAGTTTTGCAAAGTCTGGGAATGCATTCATTTGCGCGGTTGTTGTGGCTACCCAACAAGAAACCAAATGTATCTATTAGCCGAGGAAGCACTATTGCGAGGTGAATACTGATGAAAGCTAGATACATACTCGACTGCAAGGAGTGGCTGGTTGACAGCAAAGGTCACAGCTACAGGATCGGACGCTGCGAGAGTAGGTTTATCCTCGAAGAGATCGAGCCGCCCTGCAACGACCTGAGATACATTGCAGATTTCGGCACTCTCGGAGCTGCTCTGGAAGCTGTAATGCGTGACGAGATGCAGGAGGACGGAGGTGACCGCAATGCTTGAGCTCTTCTTCGCCGGAGCCGTTACCGCTATGATCGGCTTCTGGCTGGGATTTTTCACAGCGGCTTTCTTCCTGGGAAGGGAGAGGGACGATGAATGAATGGAGAAAAATGCAGCGTGAGCTGAGCTTCCCGGAAGGCACACGCTTCGTGATCCGTAACGACCAGACCGGCGCCTATATCCACAAGTCGCTGTTCCGGATCAGGGCGTTCAGCTCATTCGGCGCAGCGCTGAAGTATATGCGCCGCAACGGGCTCCGGGAAGAGATATACAGGGTGGAGGCGATAAGATGACCGACAAAGAACTACAGCTCCGGCACTGGCTCAACAGGGCATTCTACGCAGAAAAGAAAGTCAGGGCGCTGGAGGCGCTTGCAGAGCAGTGCAGAGAACGAGCACAGGGGCTCTCACGGGGCTCTGATGATAATGATACCGGCGGACGTTCGACCCCGGAAAACGGCACAGAAAACGCTCTCATGAAGCTGGCTGACATAGAAGAACGGGTCCGGCGGCAGAGAGAGGAGGCTGTCTGTGCTTCTGACGAGATACAGCAGGCTATATCCACGCTGCACGATGAAGACCTGGAGACCGTTCTCATACATCGCTATCTGCTGTTTGAAACTATAGAGCAGGTGGCAGAAAGAATCGGCTACGATCCGAGGACAGTAAAGCGGAAAATCAGAAGGGCGATCGAAAAGTTGTCCCCTGATGTCCTTGAATGTCCCCCTGAGAGTGTGGTATGATGTATACATGAAAGCAGGCGGAAAAGCGGAACGAGCTTTCGGGAGCTCTTTCTTCGGGCTCCCTTGCCTCCGCCTATGCTTTCTGTGTCTCCTTTCTTTTGTTCTACATACAATAACTTCCCCTCATTTTGACCGGTGAGCGTGGCCGGTCGTCCTTTGGCAGAGTAGAGCAGCGGCAAGCTCGCAAGGCTCATAACCTTGAAGTCGCCGGTTCGAGTCCGGTCTCTGCACCCAACACACACGCCCATTGATGAATACCTTTGCAGAGTACCGTTCCCCTGGGAGCGGTATTTCTGTAATATTTTAACCAAAAGGCTCCCCGGGGGGAGGGGTACCCCCTCTCTGAGGAGAGAGACCTTCACACCGTCACTGCTCAAATTTCTCGCTGAAAGGATATTTTCCCATGGAAAAAGGCATCGAGTACCTCAGAAAAAAGCTGCAAAATAAGCAGCGCAGAGTGGATCTTCGCTATAAATACTACGACATGAAAGCAGCTGCGGAAGACCTTCTCCGGGTCAATGCGGAGTTCCGCTGGCTGGCGTACAGTCTGGGCTGGTGCGCAAAGGCTGTGGACAGCATTGCCGATCGTATCATCTATGACGGCATTGACAACGATGACTTCCAGATCGGTCAGATTTACGAGCTGAACAATTCGGATGTTCTCTTCGACAGCTCAGTTCTGTCCTCGCTGATCTCATCGTGCAGCTTCCTCTACATCGGAAAGAATGACAGTGGCTATCCGACGATCCAGGTCATCGACGGCGGAAACGCCACCGGCGAGATCGACACCACCAACAATATGCTCACCGAGGGATACGCTGTGCTCAAGCGTGGCAACAATAAAGAGCCGACGCTTGAGGCTTATATGCTGCCGCACAAGACCCTGTATTACGTCAACGGCAGGCTGGACGAGAGCATGACATTCGATCATCCGGCACCGTATCCGCTGCTGGTGCCTGTTATCTACCGGCCTGACGCCAAGCGTCCCTTCGGTCACTCACGGATAACAAGAGCCTGTATGGACGTCACGCAGGGAGTTCTCCGCACGTTCCGGCGCATGGAGGTCTCCTCAGAATACTACAGCTATCCGCAGAAGTACGTCCTTGGGCTTTCAGAGGACGCAGAGTTCAACAACCGTGCAGCCTCGATGTCTGACTTCCTGGACTTCCGGAAGGACGAGGACAATGACAAGCCCACTGTGGGACAGTTCCAGCAGCAGTCAATGGCTCCTTATGTGGAGGAGCTGAAAGCCTTCGCCTCGATCTTCGCAGGAGAGACAGGGCTGACTCTGGACGACCTGGGCTTCAACACGGCTAATCCCTCCAACTTCGACGCTATCAGGGCAAGCCATGAGGGGCTCAGGCTCACTGCTCGAAAGGCTCAGCGCACATACAGCACAGCGTTCATCAATGCCGGCTACCTGGCAGCGTGCATCAGGGACAACAAGACCTATGACCGCTACGCATTCGCAAAGACCCGTGTTGCCTGGGCTCCTATCTTTGAGCCTGACGCTGCGGCAATGGGCGCTATCGGCGATGCGATATTCAAGATCAATCAGGCAGTTCCGGACTTCATCGGCGCACGGGGAGTCCACCGTCTGACCGGTCTGGAGAGCGACAATGACTGAGTATGAGCAGCTCAGTGCTGCCATAGAGAGCCGCATTGCTTCCGACCCTCAGCTGAGGGCGCTGCGGAAGAAGATCTCCCAGGGAACGGCGACTCTTGCGGAGTCGTCGAAGTATTCCCAGCTCTGCGCTCAGATCATGGGGCAGAAGCTCTCCGGGCAGGTGCTGGGGCTCAGTGACCGTGAAGGAGTCTGCACGCAGCTGCTCCACGATCGCTACAGCGATGTCAACCAGGTCTGCGAGCAGGTCATGCGGAGCATGGACGAGAGGGCAGGCATTGCTATGAATCCACGGCACGCAGCTTTCCCGGCGGAGAGAGTGCAGCAGCTTGCCCACTCCCTGACGGATCCGACAGTCCCGGAAGAGACTATCCAGCGCCGGGCGAACACGGGTGCTGCAAATGTCGCGATCTCCTTCCACGATGACTTTGTGGACGAGAACGCAGCCTTCCGCAGCGATGCCGGGTATGAGTGCTACATCACGAGAGTGGTGGGCGGTGCAAGCTGCTCCTGGTGCTCTGCAATGGCTGGGCGCTTCCGGTATGACTGGGAGGAGATGCCGGAGGACATTTTCCGGCGCCATGACAACTGCACCTGCACCGTCACCTTCGAGCAGGGCGCTTTCCGGCAGGACGTCTGGAGCAAGCACAGCTGGCAGGCGCCCGAAACAGGAGCCGGAGCCCCGCCGCCCAAGGTCTTCTCGAAAGAGGAGGCGGACAGGCTGGAACAGGAGCGGCTTTCGGAGTATCGGGGATTGACTTCCGGCGGCGAGGGTGGTATAATGTCAATAGGGCATAGAATGGCAGCCACTGGTCAGACTCCTCCGGACTTTTCATTATTCCCTGTGAAAGATGATCCTGATGCAGTAAAGAAAATCAGTGGAACTATTTCACAAGCACTTGGCATACCGTCCGAAAAGATTCAGCTTGACGGTATCAGAAATGTCGATGTGCTTGATCCGTTTGTAAAGCGTTTGCAGAAAATCAAAGCTGACACCGGAATGAATTTTCCTGCGATTCGTGCCTTGGAGATTATCGAAGGTGACCCTACCTGTATCGCAAGCTATAAACCCTATGAAGATGTCCTGTACATTTCAAGTCGATACTTTAACAGCAAGGAGGCGCTTCTTACAACGTTGAAGGGCTGGGCTGCTAATGGGTATCTTCCGAAACAAGCTAAAAGCATTGCTTATCTTGCCGAGCATGAGGCTGCTCATATTCGGATTCCTGATGATTGGCTTAAGTCTGATGAAGCGCTCGATATTCTCAGAAAGTTCAACAAGACTAAATACGCTAATGACAATGATAGGTTCAGCATTGAAGAATTCTTTGCAGATAGCGTTGCTTGGCATAGAGTTGCTCCAGACAGTGTTCCTGCACCAATGGCGGAAGCAGTCGATTTTTTACAAAAAAGGAGTGTATGAAATGGGATTACATCCATGTTTAAGATGCAAAAACTTAATCGAGCGTGTTGAAAATGAAAAAGGTGAGCTTGGGAAATGTACTGCTTTCCCTGATGGCATCCCATTTGAAACATACGTCTATATGCACCATTGGGATAAACCCGAAAACTGCAACAACGGTATCGGTTTTGAGCCAATAGATGATAATATCAACAGAGAAACCGCCCAGCAATGAGCGGTTTTCTTATACCCATTTGAAGGAGGTGAGCACATGGAAAGCGCTGAGAGGATCGAGATCACGTTCAAGAGCGGAGAAACTATCTCCTACGGCAAGGACGAGTGGGACGACTACTCATTTACCGGAAACGCTGTAGTAGTCAAGCGTAAGGGCGCCTGGATCGGCATCTACAACTTCGACAATGTTTTCTGCGTTGAACTCAAAGAACATTAAGCATTTGCAACCGGTTTGAAACTAAGTTGCAAGTGCTATTTTTATACCCGGAGGTGACACTATGGCAAAGCCAAATCTCCGCCCTGACCACAACGGCACTCAGAGGGCGCAGTTCAATTCCAACAAAAAGAAGATCTATGCCACACAGAAGGTCTGCGGTATCTGCGGCAAGCCTGTGGACTTCCGGATAAAGTTCCCGGATCCGCTGTCGCCCTGCATCAACCACATCATCCCCGTGTCAAAGGGCGGACACCCCTCTGACATCAGCAATATGCAGCTGGCACACATGACCTGCAACCGGCTCAAGTCCGACAAGCTCGCTCCCGTTCAGGACTTCGGCAAAGCCGTGGAGGTCATCTCCAACCGTGTGCTGCCGCAGACCTTTGACTGGAAGTCTCTTTGACGGATAAGCGATACGGGCGGCAGACTCCCACATCGTCGAGGGTGCTGCCCTACACCAGATCCCTGGGAGCGGAAGCCGTCGGGATCTACAACAGTTCCGACCGCAGCTCGATGCCCTGGCAGGAGCTGATGCTGGAGGACATCATGGCGGTGAACGAGGACGGCTTGTGGGTCCACATGAAGTTCGCCTGGTCGATACCTCGCCGAAACGGAAAGAGCGAGATCCTGGTCATGCGTGCGGTCTGGGGACTGACTCATGGCGAGAGAGTGCTCTATACTGCTCACAGGACGACCACCTCACACAACGCCTGGGAGAAGTGCATCGACCGTCTGACCAAGGCAGGCTACGTCGAGGGCAAGGATTTCAAGACCACCAAGCAAATGGGTCTGGAGCATATCGAGTTCCTGGAGAAGGGCATCCCCACCGGCGCC